CTACAGCCTTTGGATGTACCCAATAAGGACTTGAACCATACATCTGACCAGAATGTGCTTTTTTAACAAAAGCTAATGTTTCTGGAATACTTATTGAATGGCTTTGTTGTTTAAATGATTTTATCGTTGCCATCCTTTATTTTGGAGATTTTCCATCCTTTAGAACTACCATAAACTGTTAAATAATGATAATTATTTTTTTCGCACCAATTTTTTAAATTTTTAACAATATATTCTTTTCCTTCAGGCGATATAACTTTCCATTTTTTAACATGGCAATAATAATCAACATTTCTTTTTTTCAATTTTGGTTTTATCGGTGCTGGTTTTCTTCCTGGTTTCCAGTTTTTTGGAATGTCTTCTATTGCGGTTTTAATAATTCTAAATTCTAATGTTTCTGGATTATGATACCATTTCATTTTATTGTTTTTTTTAGTTCTCATTGCTTTTTCTTTTGATTCAGGAGAATGTGTTAGTTCTGAATAAGGACAAACACCTAATTTTTTAATAGTATTTGATATTTTTTTTCTAATATCCAAATCATTTTTTATTTCTGGCGGTTTTTGTCCTCCTATAGCTATATTCCATCCAATATATTTTTTAGGTCTAAGTTCCTTTTCTTTTTTTAAAGCATCTTCTTCCTTTTCAAATGAAAATAAAGTTTCTAATTCAATATCATCATATTTACGAATAGCATTTCCTACTCTACTATTATTTTTTTCATGGGATTTAAATCGTTCTTCTACATTATTTGAAAACCCTATATATCCTTCAGACAAATAATCATCATATCCTTTTCTTTTTACCCAATAGATATAGTACATTTTTTCTCCTTACTTTATATCATTACTATATCTATTTATAAATTTTACTATTTTGATCTTGAAGGCAAATCAAACCCTTTTATTATATCAGATGAAAAGTTAGCCATACTAAATTCAAGTCTATCAACCAATTTGACTGCAGAACCAATATGATCAATTGCGACATATCCTTCCTGTTCGGTAACCCTAAATCCAGTGCGAGTTCTCAAAAATGTATTGAGAGAATTAACACTATTCAATTTATTAACAATCATTGTTTTTGCTCTTGTTATTAATATAACAATTTCCATGATTTTAATCAAGTCATTTTTATGCATAACCATATAATCAAGAATTGGTAAAATTTTAGCATAACTTGATTGTTTGCCACTAGTTGATTTTTTCTTTTCTGCATCTTTTGTATAATAATGATTTAAATATGAAATGAATTCATCTACATGATTTCGAGCATTTACAGTTGTGATATTTTTACCTTCTCTAACTTTTGAATTATTAAAAGCTTTAAGTCTAATTAAAAATTCTTCATTTTTAGAGAAATAGTTAAGAGCAACGGCTGATACTTGTCTAAAGGTTTTTCCGATAAGTGATAGATAGGAATCAAAAATTTGGGTTTCTTGTTTAGTGAAAGTGGCTGTTCCGGAAACATCTTTATATGTGGCATCATCCATCCAAACAGATGAAATAGATTTCATTTTATCAACTATTGATTTACCAAATGATGCTTGCATATCTTGAATAGATGATCCTGTATACGTTGTATGCCATACAATTCCAATTTTAGCTTTACGAATCTTTTTAGCTAAATTAGATTCAACTGGCACGGCATATATGATTGTATTTGGTTGAAATGTGATATATGATTTTTCATCAATATTTTCAACCTTCAAATCTTCTTGAGTGAACATTAGATCACCTTGATATACACCCTTTTTTATTCCTAATTTACTGAATTCTTCATATGAGATTATGAATTTTGATTTAAGAGCAGGTGACATATTTGAATTTTGAATTTCAGCTACAGATTTGAACATCTGAGGATCAACATTGAATAATCCTTTTTTAGCAACAAAAAACTTATCATCGGCAGGATCAATTCCAGCAAAAATAGCAGGTGCACCATCCCATTTAGTTGTCAATGCAATACTCTTTCGAGAATGCCCAGCTAACATATCACGCAAATCAATTAAGAAATTAATCGCTTTTCGAGTACCATATACACCTTCATTGAATACAATATCCTCAATATGTTCTAGATGTACGTTTTTACCTTCTTTTGATTCAACTAAAAATGATTGAAATTTTAACATTAAAATTATTCCTCTTGTTTTATAATAAACAATCTAGTTTTACTTTATTTTCTATTATGCTTACAGATTTACCATTAATAGGAGCAATATTATAAGGAGTAGATCCCGCACGAAGAGCAAATTCAATAGTAAAAGTAAATTGATATCCTTGAGCACCAATTACACCTTTTGATTTTTCCGCAGCTTCGGCTTTTGTTACTCCTTTTGATTGACATCGTACTCTGGCCGTAATTCTACATACGCTTTCGAATGTAGGAATCAAATCCCTCTTAGTTTCTTTCATTCTTTTATTAAGATTTAAAGGATCTTTAGTTCCTAATAAATAAAATCCGTGAGTTCCTATATTAATATAATATGTATCTTTTAAATTATAATATTTTGACATAGAATCAGAAGGTAATTCAATTCTAATATCAGGACATGCTGCCAAATCAGCTTTATATCTTTCTCTTAAAGGAGTTTTCAACATTAATTTTTCCAATTCGGGGCTTCTATCTGAAATATTATATACGGGATTATTCCATTCTTTAGAAATTTTATTTAATACTCCTGAAGATTTAGCCAAATCTGCTAAAAATTGTTTTTCAGTCGCATCATGATCTATTTCTCCGAATTGCCATTTTGGAATTTTGCTCTCATATGCTTTAATAACTAAACTACCACCAGCAGTAGGTGAAATTTTCAATTCACACCCAGCTTCTTGTCCTCTAACAGTCAACATCAAATCGGGTCTAGTATGTGAAGCTCCTGCAGTTTGACCATCCGAAAGATTGAATTTTTTTAAAAATTTAGTCGCATTTTCTTCATATATAAATCCTTGCTGTGCTGCCATTAAATATCCCCTATACAATAACTCCGTAGTGCCCGATATCATCCATCGTGTAAATAACACGCTTGATCTTATGCTTATTTATACAATCGGAACAACCACAACAGGGCTTGCTATTACCCCAAATCCAACCATCCTTATTCTCGGGATGCTTGGCCCGAGCCACATACACCGTAGCCTTCTTCAAATCTTCTTCTGAAATCTGCCGCAAAGCATTATGAATAGCATTCGTCTCGGCGTGCCAATAGATAGCTTCATCATTCTTCGAATGCTGAGCCTGAAAAGGATGTGTCTTAGCCTGATTAAACCCATAGGCGATAACACGATTCTTCAAAACGATAGCAGCAGCCAACCGGCTGCTGCCCACAGGATCATTGTCACGAGCCATCAGAAACAAGTTATTCAAAATCTTCGAATGCTTATCCATCACAGCCCTCATTCATCATCTTTATATATAATAGCACCAATTTCCTTTTTTGTCAACCCTTCCTTAAACAAATTGCCTCTACCAACGATACATTCTCATTGGTATACAATTTATCTACAATTTTATCCTTTTCTTCACGACATTGTTGGTAGCTAGGGAATTCGACAACGAACTCCTGTTTCTCGCCGTACTGAAAAACGAGAATAGCTAGCCAGACAGCTGCCACCTTCAACATGGTAGCATTTCCTTCCAATAGCTATCGATAGCTTCCTTAGGTGACAGAATTTCTGGCAACCCTACGAATTCACTATCAGAATCAACTACGACATATCCTCGCATATTCCAGAAAATTGTGATATCATTCATCATTTCATCTTCAAAGCTTTTCATTTTTAAACCTCCATTCTTGTCAAGAACTCCTTAAGAAACTCGGGTGAAATTCTTATCAAAAACATTGCGATTGAAAATCATAGTGTAGAGAAAATCAGGTGCACCATCAATCTTCTTTGTGACAGAACGCGCCACCCGAAACATACCATTTTTACACTTCGTCAACGTCGGGCTCTTCGTCCCAATCGTCAGTGTCCTCGGCAAAATCGTTAGCGAACATCATGTCACGCACCTCGTCCTCGCTCATATACTTGACGCAGGCCATGATCACCGTGTCACGGTC